GTCGGTTACGCCGTCAACGTATGCTTGTTCCATCTCAGAGCCCCAGGCAATCACCTGTGATACGTGAGTTTTCAGAGCAGCGATCAAAAGCCAGAGAGCATGCTTGCAATTTGGGCCGTACATTATCACAACAGTGTTGCCACATAAGATCTGGATGCATGAGAGTACGTGAGGGTTCGTGTGGTTGTGAAGCGTGGCTTCTAAATCGAGATAGGCGACGTTTTGCTCCGAGTAGAATTCACGATGCAGAATCGCCTCATAGGCTACAAGGGTGCTATTTGTCCAAACGATTCGATAGTCGGTGTTAGTTCCTTTATATGACCCATACGCAGCGACTCTATCCTTCATTTTGAAATCGAGTTTAGCCTAGAAATTTTTAACGCACCATCCTTCGCTTATTTTATGGCCGGGTTTCGCCTGGCATGAGCCGTAAAAACTTTAGGCAGTTAATGCTCGTTCTCTGTCCGGCCTGACCTTCAAAAACTCATCAATTGTGCTAGTTGTTAGGAATAGCTCGGCGTCTTTTGTAGACTCATTGAAAATCAAGTCAAGCATGCTGTCATACCCAACATTAAAATACGCAATCGGTTCGGCGTCGCTATTCGGGTGATCATGGCAATACGCTAAATCTAAGAATTTATATAATTCCATAGATTCTGGTTCATCCGCACCGGCAGGGCAGTCGGCCGGCTTAGACAATTCCATGATATGCATGTCTTTAGCATGAGGATCGACAGCAACAATTTACCCAGTCATGATGTTATTCTAGAACACTTCGTCCATCCTCTGTATTTCTTCTTGCTGTCTAATATGAGCGGATACAACTGAGAACGGAAGATGAATGCCATGATCTTTCGTCACACGTAATCCTTACACTCTGTTTGCCAAGGTTATTAGACTGTAATAAGGATGTCCGAGAGGGGGTTCCTGAACCGAAGGAGATTGAGATACATACTCGACATATGCGACAGGATACTGTTTGTCAGCTGTCGGGACTATACCATTCTTGGAATATACATCGAAAAGCCGGTTATTTTTCTCCAAATACTTCTTGATGAGTGCTACAATTAATACGTACGAAACACCTATGAACGGTTGTATACACACGCTAATCCCGATGATAATGGCATTGAGAGTATTCCTATTGTATTAATACGTTCTGATGGCAGTTAACAGTAGTTGCTTGGCAGCCATCAGTGGTTTCTCGATTACTTTAGGCACAAGGAAGTATTAGGCGCAATATTCATTGCTTCCGACAATTTTCGTTATCTCGGCGTCAGTGAAATACTGGAGTTTTCCTCTGTCTTTACCCAAGAAGTAAATTGTGTCATCGATATATCTTTCCATTTGATACCGGCTGGAATTCACGGATGCGTTATATACGATCCAAGTTTTCCCATCTCGACAGTACATGTCTACCTCGGGGTACGGCTCCCGCACCAACCTGTCCGGGCTGTACATTATTATCCGCGGTATGCCTTACAAATCATAACCTTTCAGCTTATTTCTGAACAGATCGACGGTTTAAGCTAGTGAAGGCGACATTTGCAAAGAAATTAATGATGCGGCAGATGTAAGGCCGTGTGCATTGGTTTGACCACCGACAATTCCTCTAACCGTTTACGGTGGCCCGGTCATTATCGGCTCAGAGGTAATAATCGAACCGATGTTCTAGACATGCATCAACCTATGATTTGGCAATAATCTTGAAGTCACTTTATGTTGGTCTTAAGGATCTCTAACGTAATCAACGTACACAGATGTTATTGCTTTATTCATCATGCCAGCTCCGATTTGCCGTTGTTCATGCCCGCATTCTTAAATGATATGAACGCTGAGGGTTAAAGAAAGCGTCTCGGACTGGTTCAATTTTGTCTCGCAAATAAACCGCCTGTATCTATTGGTATGCGTGTGATATTGGCAATTTCCAATAGAATCGCAAGTTCTTATCTTCAGAACTCCGTTGGTTAGCTGAACAGTAGACGCAGGGCTGTGCTCGTACCTATCTGTACACTGATCAGGCAATTACCTCACGGTGACAATCCCAAAGTAGGTGTCAGGCTGCTGTGTTAACATTTATCCAGGTATTTGCGATGTATAAAAGTTATGCAAATCCTGCGAAATGTTGTACGCAATATCCCCTGGATTGAGCAAAGCGAATTCCTTACCCATTGTATAATAAGCGGTATCGACGCCAATGAAGCATGTCAACTTTTAAGAGGTGTAATTAAGTTGCATGTGGTGCCTGAACCAATCACAAGCGTGTGCGTTATCGACATTACAAAACACATCGTTCTGCCTCAGTATAACGATCCGGTCATTCTAGTCTGCCCGTGATATCCATTACCTTGCGCGGTTCATATCTTTAACGCTATTGTACTGAGGAGTCAGAATTATGAACTTTTCGACAAAATCGAATCTATCAAAGTTTTCACGCGTGTAGTCCGGAGATAACATTATTATAGTGCTCGGTCTCTTGATAAGCAGTTATTCATCAAGGGTGACCAAAGCACCTCGCCTCGCGTTCGCAGCGATAGGGTGGGTTTTTGTTCGCTCATTGAGCACATGCGGGATAACGGCATGCTTTTGCGGTTCAATGAACCTTTAATATTATCTGTACATGTCGTTCGTATTTCCTTCTCGAACTTTCTACCTGTCTTGATATTTTGAACAGACACCTCCCCATTCCTGCTGAGCGGCTATGTTCA